CCTAGAGCAATATAAAGAATTGTTCCTACTGGTACTAACTGTTCAAGAATAACATTTGTAGCGAAATACTCATCCAAAAATTGACGAAGATTGTATTGGATGTAGTTTTCCTTCTTATCACCAATTAGGACATCTTCAAATCCAGGTGGAGTTACGGGTACGTTAGAGTTAGAACCGAAAATAATACGATCTCGAAGCTGTGATTTAGAAACAGTTTCTTTTTCAACGAAAATTGATTCTGTACCTACAGATAAAGCTGACATGTTACCAACTGAATCATATACAGGTACTGGTGCTTCGGTCATGCCAACATCAGCGCCTTCATCATCTGGAGATACACGAAGAAGGCCTCTGAAAGACTTAGAAATTCGTTTTTTAGCTACATCACGATAGTTAATTGGATCTGCCATATATTATTATCTATTTACCTGGTACTTAAACTAAAGCTCCTTGAATATGAAAGTCTACAATTTCAAAGTCTGCAATCTTATCTTTGTCATAAGACTCATTTGGAGTAGCTAATGAATAGCCTACTCTTAGATTTTCATAGTCTCTTAAATCAAGATTTACAATCTTAGTAGCAATTGGTGTATAAAAAGTATCATTTGTATCTAAGATATCAAATCTGAGTGATTTACCATAAGTTTGAATTGCTAATCTAAAGATTTCACAATCCCATTTGAAGATTTCATACTGCTTACCGTCTTCTCGCTTAAATTCAAGTACATATAAGTTTTTAAGAATTTGAATAAAGATTGGACAATGATAAGTTTGAGGATCTACTACTTCATCTGTAATAAAATCTTTAACAACTAGCTCATCAAAGTAAACATTTTTATAGATATCTTGGAATTCTCTAAAGATATTCTTAGTTGAATCAAATACTACTGTAATAATATTTCTGTTTCTTAGATTAGCATAGTCAAAAGCATTTTGATTTTTACATAAGATAAGCTCACCCTGTTGATAAACATGGTCTAAAAGCAAATCAAATTTAGGATCTTCTGGCTGCTCTACTAATGTTTCTTCAGGATTATCACCTTCATCTAAAGGTGGCTCTTTCCACCAAGAAACTTCTACTTTATCACCGTCTTTTTCTACTACTTCGCCAACTTCACCCTTAGTTGAGTAGTCAATATCTGTACATCTAGCGGTTGTTGCACCATATGTATCTGTTGTTGGAGAATCAACAATAAAGATTCCAAATCCTAATTCTTTGTCACTTGTATTGACACATTTAAGCTTAAAAGACAACGTAATGTTCTGAGTTGGATCAAAGCATTTCTTAGAAATCCAATTTTGTGAAATCGATTCCGGTGGTACAATAAAAGGAGATTGTAGCTTTTTAGGATTATGCACTAGATGTTACCTCCATTTAGATTGTATTCAGTCTCAGTACCATTTGTTGTGACCTTAAGAGAAGATAGCTGAACATTATCTTGGATATTATTAGTTACGTTAACTGGCCATGTAAGTCTAATAGATCGTCTATCATTCTCATCACTAATAACTTCAACATCCATTGTCACATCGGTGAAATACTCATAGGTTTCATCTGTGTCGTTTGATTCACTATCATCATCATCGTCATCATCATCGTCATCGTCATCGTCGCTGCCACTATTACTGCTGGTATCATTTCCTTCATAAAGGGCATCATCTAGCTTTGTGATATATTCCAATACATAAGTTGTAGAATCGTCGACATTATAACAATCAAGAGTAAAGGCTAATTCATCTCCCGATTCAATAGCTAAATCAACAATTACAGGAGCTTTATTCAGGTCAATTTCGACTTCATTAATAATTGTTTTAAGGGTAAATTCAGCATTTTCAATGTCATCGGTCATTTCAACTGGCATACTCCATGTGATGGTATCAATTCCATTTTCTGTACTAATACCATCGATAACAATTTCTGTATCAATGGTATTACCAGTTCGAACCATTTTGGTTACAGTTTGAGTGACTAATGTTTCATTGATGAGTTCACCATCATCACTGTATTCTTTCTCATACTTGGCATCGCCGTTTTCATCTAGGACAGGTTCTTCAATTTGTTGTTCACTTAGTTCATAAACAGTATAAGTTAAAGTACAAGCACTTAAGTTAATGCCACGAAGATAACCACCACCAACTTCACTACTATCATTGTAGAACATGTAAACAACTGGATCTTCTGGAAGAGAAAAGACTGGCACAGCAAATGGCTTATAGTCGACAGAATCAGCTGTCATACCAGCCTTAAAAACAATAAAGCCAGCTGGACTTAAAGTGATCTGATTTAAAGCATTTTGTTGAGAAATATCAGATTTAGTATAAACAATAATCTTATCTCGATTTGAACCAGCCCAGCTAGTAATGGCACTATCGATTGTACCATTATAGGCAGTTTGATTTGATTTATTACTAGTCAATAAAGCTTTAACACCAGGCTGAACGCCAACAATTTGATTTTCATTTTCTTCAGTTAAAGCAATTGAACTAGAGATACGAACATCACCATCGGTAAATTCCAAGCCAGTTTGAGTTGATCCACTTTCACCAAAATATGAGCTAATAGCACCATAAGCTGTCGATGTTTGATTATCACTTGCATCATTATTAGGTGTATCTTCCTTAGAGCCTAATGGAATCGCTGCAATACTGATCCCATTTAATGTATCGAAATATGGCGTATTAAAGTTAATCGATAACGTACCAGCTGTATCCTTCGTAAACTGTCCATTATCGAATGCTGAAGTTGAGATATAATTGCCTGTAATTGAAGCTTCTGGAATAGTCAATTCGCCATTGATAATTTTAAGAATATTACTAGCAGAATTTGTAATAGAAACAATACGGCCAGGGGCGACAGAAATACCATCACCACCAACAATTTGAAGTGCATCCTCTGTCACATATAGCTTATTATCTTGGTCATATTGAAGAGTAAAGCCATCTGGAACAAGTGAAATATCTACATATCCAGAATCACCTAGACGCCAAAGCTTATTATGAGAATACATGATATCACCTGTATAAGCTCTAGCTTCACAGTCATATTCAGGATTTTGATCAGTTGGCCCAATAAAACTCATATTGCCAACCAGGGTACCGCCATAAGTTTCTGTTCCGACATCAGCATCATCGTTATCACCTACACCGATGAAAAATCGACGTGTATCTGTTTCAAATACTGGTTCACCTTCTTCGAACTTAGTATCTGTTCTGCGATTCTTTAGGCCTCGCCTAAATTTAATTAAAGAAATGAATTGTTGAGCCATTAGATAATTTTGTAACTGTTAATATTATAATTTAATGAGCTGACATATTTTGCCTGCATCTTATCTAAAATATTTACTTGCGTCGTATAGATATTCTTAAATGCCCTATTAAGCACAATAGATGTCTGTTCATTTTCACCCATATAGAAGTTCTCAGAATCAGTTGCTAAGTTCTGGATTGTTGAATCTGAATTAGTATGATCATAAGTTAAGATGCCATCAACATTGTAACCACCGACAAATTGCCCTAAGATATATTTTCTAATCTGTAATAGGTTAAAGTAAATCTTATGAAGCATTTTGTTATAGCTTAATGAAGAGTAATATTCATCATTAGTCTTAAAGTTAACTTCTTCGTCATTATATACTTCAATATCGGTACGGAGAAGGCTAGAGAGGATGTCATTTGGTTCCTTAAAGAAAATAATACAATTTCTCATCTTACCTAGCGTATAGTAATATGGCTGAGCCTCATATGTATCTTCAATTTCAACTGGATATTCCCAGTCAACCATCTTTTCCTTTAGTTCATTGTATACCTGTTTAGTCAAGGTTTTACATTTTTTAACGGTACTTCCTACAGCAACATAAACGCCCTTATTTTTCTTATTATTAGCATCATATTGATCGTAGGTCATTTCCTTCGTGATGTTATCAATAAAGATTTTTTTACTTTCTTCATTGTTATTAACTCGTTGAATATCTCCATCAGAAAAATATGTTCTATTATCAATGAGATTAAAGATAACATCTGTCTCAATACCAGGAGCACCAGATACGCAGAAGGCTTTATTCTTTGGAAATTCAACCTTAGCTTTATCTGCATCATAATCCCATGTAACTAGTTCATTTGACGTATCTTGAACACAATACCATGGCTGGTAAGTTCCTTTCCAAGTTAAGTCATCAAGAGTAATAGATCGCTTATAATATTCAACAACACCTAAAGGATCATCAAGTGTTGAAATCTGGAATTTAAGCAATCGTCGGTCAGAAACAATATAGAAATAGTTTGAATTATTATAAGAAAATTCAATTTTCTTAAGATATTCTCGAGAATGTACAGGATTATTTGAACTTGGCATCCCATCTTCATCAGAATACCAAATTTCATCAATTAATTCGATATATTTGATCGTTTTTGAACCTAGATATTTGTTATCGTTGCTATAGACATCAATAGAAATTTTATCTCCTGATTCAGATAAGACCCAAATTGATCCTTCTTTAACTAATACTCCGTTAAACTTAAATTCATACGGACAGATTTGTACAGCTCTTGGCTTTTGACGAACAAAAGCACCAGAACGAATAGTAAATAAATGATTAAAGTATTGGTCCATAACCTTAACACAAGTATTGCCACTATCTAGTACAGCAATGACATTATCATGAACTGCTACACTAATAGGAGTATCAAATTCATATGGAGTATTAAGGTCACCTTTACCTTGAAGTTGATCAACTAACATAATATGGTTAGTTGCAGCACCACGGTCAGCTAAGCAGCGAGAAACATCATACCTGAAAAGAGCATGTAATTCAGAATCTACGGCATATAAATGATCACCATCTAAAGCTAAAGAACTAAGAGCCTTGAAGTTAGCTGATTTATTGTTATTTGGATCAATCTTATCAAATGTTAACAAATTTAAGTTATGATTTGTATTAGGATCATCTTCTGTTTGATTATTAGCTGGCGAGTAAGCTTTAAACTTACGGTCAGCAGCTTCAGCTAGAATATCTTCATTCTTCTCTAATGTCTTCATTGGATCTGTAATCTCAGATACACGAGAATTAGGAAATAGATATAGATTCATTAGATGAATCTTTGTTGGGTATAATAAGAAAATAGCAAATAAATTGTCTTCATCTGACGTAGCTTCTGAGCCATCTACAGTTTTATTCGTAATGGTCATTGTTGCATCAATAACGTCATCTGTAAGCCAATCATAGCCAAATACTGAGTTCGGCCAGTCTGTTTTATCCCAAATATTTTGAATATTATTATAAGAAATATTAGACCAGAACCAGTCAGAAACACCTACGTAATCTGATTTATCAAAGTCACCATCTGCATATGTCGTAAACATACGATATGGACTTAAAGCTGTGATATTTCTATTAGCTGGAAGGTCATTTTGAGGAACAAAGCAATTCTTAAAGATATAAGCATTATTCTCTTCGAGATTAGAAATGATGCGGTTGATAACAGTTGCTTTTAAGAAGTCATTAGGAGCAAATGTACATTCAGCTTCAGATCTAGGTAATTCTAGCTTATTAATTAGAAGACGATCAAAATATTCATCGGTAAGATTAACCTTTGAACAATAATTATTTCCTACAACTAATTCAGCATTATCAGAATAACGGTAAGGCTTACCATCTTTAATGGTAACATAGCCTGTGTAAGCTTCTTGAACTTTAGTCAACGGGTCAACGTAATAAAATTCATCAGTTGAATAGTATTTTTTAATCATACCTTAAATGAAGTTAATTTCTTTAATAGTTAATGGACAAGCTAGCTCTTCGTTGATTTTATTCAGAATTTCAAGAGCAAGTTTTTGACGGTCTTCAACAGAATCAATCTCAGCATTTTTGATATTAATTCTGAGTTTGTTAGACATATTGCTAGGAGGTGCATACTTGAAGAATCTAACAATTTCTTCAAGATTGTTTTGTTGTCCACCTGGTAGAGAAATTGTCAAAGGTTCAATACCAGAAATTGATAGTAGTAATGCTTGTCTTTCGTATTGTTCAAGAACCTTAGAATACATATAGAAGTTCTTGAATCGAAGATTTTTAACCTTAAATGGAGAATCCTCTAGCTCTAAGAAGTCTGATAAGGATACACCATTTCTATAAACAGCTGATCCAATAATAAATGGATAGTTGAAGACATTCTTAGTATTATAAACAAACTTATCGATAAAGACAGATTGTTTGACGGTAGCTAAAGTGTCATTCATATAAACTTCATAAACACCTGTATTAAGATTTACTTTAATGCGAATATTATACCAGCCAGCTGTAAGATCTGTTAATCCAATGCTATAGATGTATTGATCAACAATAAGACTAGACTTTGGTAGATTTAAGATAAAGTCTAAACTATCACTATAATGTTGTGTTTGAACAAGAGAATAGTTGATACATTGAACCTGATCTGGACAAATAAGATAATCAAGTTCAGTTACATGCTTAACATAGTCTTCATCGATAAGAATAGCATCACAGCTTTCAATACCCGTTTCTTCATCAGTCTTACGACCGAATACAGTAAAGTAGTCAGCATGACAATCTTGTACATAGACTCTAAGTGTATCTAAGCCAAATAAGTGATCGTAATCAGAGCCTAAAGTAAATGTTTTCTTTAACTTTTTAGTCTTGTCGAATACTAATACACCTAATTCAGCATCATCATCTAGCTTATTAGTTTCTTTCTTTAATACAGCAATTCGACCATTATTATCAATGGCTAAGCCATATACTTTAGAATAGCATCTAAAGCAAATATTAGAGTTACCAGAGTCAATTACATCGTCTCGATAATCATCTAGGTCAATTGTTTCAATGTTATAAAGTTCATCTACATAAACTTCTCGAACAGCATAGATTTCATCTGATTCAGTACTAGATTGAATCATGTAATGAGGAAAGGCATACACAATATCATCTTTGTCCACATAAATTGAATTGTAGCAAAGAGAGTTGTGCATCCCATAGTAATCTTCGGTTTCAATGAAAGGTACTCGGTAGAAGTACGTAGGATCATATTCCTGAATAAGATCATTAACTAATACAACTTTATCACCAGCTTTTAAGCCATGAGGAAGATAATAATCTTCATCCATGATTACTTCATAGATCTTCTCATCATACTTTGTTAAAGTGCCTGTATCAATTAGATTACCATAAGATTCACATTCAGCATCTGGCTGGAAGAAGTAAACAGGATATAATTTTGTTTTATTTGTATCATTAACTTTATAAGCCAAACGAGAATAAGCTGTATAACGAGTTAATTCTTGTAAAGTTGAACCCTTATCCAAATCAAGACAAAATACTGGTTTATATGTATAAAGTTCATGATCAATCATGCAGCTATCAACTCGGCAGAGGAAATAGTACTTGTGCTTATTTGCCCATACCTTTTGTATTGTATAAGAGACATCATCAGTAAGAACCCACTGGTCACCTTCAATCGTAAGAAGTTCCTTTAGGTCAAATCGCTGCTTAATTGATAGGTCAAAACTAAGAATATAGAGAGATTTAGTAGTAAGAACACCAAAGTCTTCAAATGGAAGATTCAAAACTAGCTCACGAATCTCCTCATTTAGCCCATAAAGGCTCTCAATATCAACTTCCTTAATCAGTGTATAGGAATAGTTTAATAAGCGTATATAAGTGTGTTCTAGAGCCCCAGAATCAGCATTATAAACGTTGTCATAGGCATACAAGAATGGCGTAGTAGTCTTTTCATTTCTGATCGTTAAACCAGTTGTGCAAGAGTTAGACATTAGGTCTACACCATAGTATAAACTATTATCAAGATAGATGTCAAAGTTAATGTCTAATTCACCAGAATTCTTGTATGGAGTATTATCAAATTTAATAATCTCTTCTGTATCCTTTGTTGACGCATATGATTCGATTACTTCCTGCTGGTAGTCTTTACAATCGTCTAAAATTGTTTGAACTTCAGATTCACCAACGCGAGAATAGACGTACTCTGTATTAGATTCAAACACAAAGTCACTTAATTTATCAAAATAAGGTTGTCCTTCAATAAATGGAATGAAAGTAGGATCATTAGCCTGTACGTAGTCCTTATCAATAATATCATTAAATGAAGCATCAAAGTTGACAGAACATTTCAGAGTATCTCCCTTTGTCAATGAATCAGGATAGTAGTATCTGTCCATCCAAACACCATATTTGTTGTTATCAGAGCCAGAATACTCTTGATACAGCCAAGTATAGAGGTATCTACCGTTATTAGTAAACTTACTATTCTTTTGAACCTTCTTAACTTTATCGGCTAAGAATGGAACAGTTGATCCAAGAGCACCATTCTTGATAAATTTAGAATCATTAATATTCATCTGAACGAATGGATATAGAGCATACTTTAAAGCTCCTTCCTTTGAATCATCATCTTCTTTAATCTTAAAAGCAAAGTCTTCACCAGCATCAATATAATATTCTAAGCTATAGAATGTATAGGTAAGTGTAATATTAGAGTTACCAAATTCCTGATTTGAACCAGTATCGATAGTTGTATACTCACGGAAATTGACATCAGGAGTATACTTTGTTCCTGAATTCATGTAGTCTCCTCGCATGATCAAGTTTGTTGAGGAAACATTGTTTTTAAGAGGAATGATATTTAGTTCAGATGTGTATGTATCATCAAACTTGTTATATTGTAAATGGAATAAACATTGAGTTTCCAGATCATAAGCAGACTTATCTACATTAACATCAAGGAAGGTTCTATCTTGATAAGATAACCAAGCTGGATTTAAGAAATCACCAAAGTCAACATCTCTATCGGTAATTGTACAGGTTGCATCATATGAGAAGCCATTATAATTGACAACTGGCAACATTTCCTTATTAGGAACAAGAATCATTCTAGTTGCTGATGAGGCATCTGGAACGATTGATCTAACTCTGCCATAATCGACAATTGTACCTCTTAAACCAAGATAATCATCTGATATTGGATATGTTGTATAATCTTTAGCTCTCTTAATCGTGTATGTACCATCTCCATTATCAGTAAGATTATTGGAGAAGTTTGCCCAAGCTTCAATACCATCTTCAGATCTAATTAAAACGTGATCTAATTCAGATGTAAAGATCATCATTTTGTTATCTTTTTTGATAAAGTAAAACTTACCAAACTTATCTCTAAGAGCTGTTTGAGTAGTAAACCATAAATCATCAACAATCCCATTATCGATATCAGAATTATGTTCATCAATCTTTCTATTATAAAAATAGAAGGTTTGAGCAGAGTTAATAAACTTAATATAGCACTGATTAGTGCCTTCGATATATTCTACAATAAAAACATAGTTGTGATAATCTGCAATATTAGAAGCTGTAATACCAGAAACAGCTAAATCAGTCTCTGTTTTAAGTGAAAATGTACAATCCCAGGTAGACTTAATGTCTGGGGTAGATTCGATAGAATCAGCATCAAAAAAGAGATAGGCACCTTCACCATCTAAAGTAAATCGCATAGCTGAACTGAAGCCAGAAGCACTTGATACTTTAAGATTAGCTTCAACCCAATCAGAAAAAAGTTGCTTTTTACCTAAGAAAAAATATGAGTAGTTATTAACACTCATATCATTAAAATTATCTAAACAATCATAGAAAGAAAAGTCAAAATGCTCTCTTGTTGCAAAAGACGTCTTAGTATAGGTCAACGTATCATCAATATATGATAATTTTAAGTTCTTAATATCAGAGAAAGGCTTAGATTTTAAGAGGTTGACACTCATTTGTATTATTTACAAGCAATACAAACCTAACTTAAAATAGCAATAGTAGGAACAGATGTATTTTCGATAATTGAATCACCAGTTGTGTCATACTTGAAAACAACTGAAGCAACAGATTCATTGAATACTGCCTTCTTGACATCTACTTCAAGGTGAAGATCATATAAAGATTGAGAAATAACTTCAAGATTGATGTAAAATCCAAAGACAGAACCAGCAGAATTTTCAATTTTAACAACAATAGTTCTTGCCCCGGTTTCATCAGCTGGTAATTCATATCTATGTGGTCCAATTTCTTTAAGCCAATCATCAAGTTCAGCTAACCAAGAAGCTGAATCACCACCTGCTAAGAAATTATATTGATATTTGTCTGATAAGTCATCATTCCAATCAACTTCAACAGAAATAATTCGATATTCATTAGGCACATCTTGTCCATGAAACTTAAAAATATAACTTAAAGATGATAAATCTAGCTTTACAGATGTATCATTATAGATACGTACTGTATCATCCTCTGATGTTTCTAATGGCCAAAACTTTTGTAATGATTCTACTGTTCCTGTCCATTGATCAATAGAATTTAAAGATAATTCTGGCTTAATAATTGTTAAAGTATTCATTAGGATACAACTAAGTTGGTGTCAAAGTTAAGGTAAAGGACAACATCTTTATCCTCAGGTGAAATTACAGATACTTCACCTGTATTTTTCGGTCCATAAACAGTTGAGTCTACGGTGACTGAATCAATTTCACCGTAGTAATCAACACCATTCAAGCCTAACCTAAAGAAGTGCTTATAAACGTAAGCACATTGATTGACGTCATATACTGTATAAGAACACATAAATGTATTAGTATCAGCACAATAGGTTAGATAGGGGGTACCAGCCTTCTGAATAACAGAATATCCATCAACATATAATGAATCAGGAATTTTAAATGATTCGATCTGTTGTTCATTCAGCGCATTATATTCCCAGAAATAAAATTTCTTACAAAGGAAGTTTGCAAGGTCAATTTCATAGATATCTGGATAGTAGATAGCCATCGGAATAGTTGTACCAGCTCTCTCGACCTCCTTAGGTACAACTTTAGTATTCATGACAGCAAAATAAGCTTTATTTTGTCTTTCAACGTAGAATACTTCCGATCCTTTATCAGCTATATTTATGTTCTTTTCAAAATGTACGGGATTTAAATCATTAAATGTACGGATATTGAAGGCATCCTTATAAAGAGCTGTTTCATCAGATCTTTCTAAGTCTTCATTATGGAAGAAGATTGTTCTGGCATTCGGGAATTTTTGACTAAATGTACTAGTCGATTCATCGAATGTAATGGCTTCAAACATATAGTGAACTGAACCATTCTCAGGATTAATAGCCTTAATAAAGAATACGTTCTCTAATAGGTCAATATCAACAGCATTATTCACAAAGAAGTCATAAATCTCCTTATCAACACTTGTCTTCCACCATGGAAAAGCTTCTTCAATTGTAATAGATTTTTGAAGAGTAGGAACAAAAACTTGAATTGTTCCTGGCTTCTTTTCAACATCATAGAAGGTTAATTCTGAATTTGCTTTATAATCTGGCTTATCATCTGATCCTAAAATTTGAGAAGCGTAATCATCTACTCGATACATTACTTGGGGTGTATCAAGGCCTACATCGTAAGAATCGTATTCAGTATAAACAGTTTCAAATGAACAACCATCTACATTTGCTGCACCAAGATAGCTCTCAAATTTTTCATAATTTAAAGCTAAATTAGAGTTACCATGAGTAGCACCATCTGGAATATATGCTCTAAATGGTCTGGGTGAAACAGAGCTAAGTGCACCTTCAATAAAGTACTTGTAATAGTGATTTAAAGCTGTCCATTCGAATTTATCAGCTGGTACATTATTAGTTCCAGATTGATCGTCTTCACCAATAACACCACCATTAACTTCAAGGAAATAAGTCTTACTATCTAAGATAGGATCATAAGGTGTAATATCCCAATCCTTAGCAAATTTACCATTTTGTTCCTTGAAAATAGCAAATTTATTACCATATAAATCTGACTTTAGAGTTGCGATATATCCATTATTATAAAGGTCATCAAAGTCTGTGACAATATCATTATTTTGATTTAATTTGTCAATATCTTGTTCTCTTGAATAATAAGGATATAAAGCTTGAGCATCAGTTACAACAGATGGATCATTAATGGCCCAGCCAAAGTTAAAGTTTTTAACATAATCAGAGAATGAATATTCCATGATATATGGATACTCAGCTCTGCTATTAAAAGCAACATTACCATAGATACTAGGATCTGGGAAAATATAAATTGTACCTGGTTGAACCTTATCTTCATCAATGCGATAGCTAAAGTTAACTGTATTAACCCGTAATAAACTAGTTTTAGATGGCTTAAAGAAAAGACCAATATTCTTTAATAGCTCAAGCTGTCCAGATTCATTAGTTGGTGTATCAACGGTTTGCTGGTTTAATAAATTATTAGTTGGTTCATCTGCCTTAATGAACATGGCCGTTTCAACGTTACCTTCATCATCTTTATAGAGGTAATAATAGTCACAGCCTAGGTACTTTTGATATAATTTCTTTTTAAGAAGAATCTTATCGGAATCAGAAATCTGGCAAAGTTCTCTGTTGGCCAAAAGATTAGCCTTTAGAACAGCTTTATCACCAACGCAATCTGCTGACAAATCAATTGATAATTGAGCAATAAGAGGAATTTCACGAAGGTAAACATTACCATCGTAAATCATCTCAGAAAGGATTGATTCGAGTTCAAAATATAAGCTAGCATCAATATCGTTATAATCAGCTGTACTAGCGGTAGCTCTATCGATATCAAAGTAGTCAGAATATACATCAACATAGTTGTCAATGGATATATTCATATATGTTTGAACATAATCAACACGATCTGGATTATTTGTAAACAAATGTGCAAGAATCTTATCGAAGATGATCTTTTCAACAGACAGCTTAGTGCCTTTAATTCTATTTCTACGAATAGCAAATGTTGCCTCAGTACGTTTCTTTTTATAGAATTCTACAATGTCCTTTAAGCGAGAAACAAAGATAGGTAAAGCAGAATAGATAGCATTCTTAGCTTTAATCTTTTCATCTGGATCTGATAGATCTTCAAAGTTCCAATTTAAACCAGCTAAGAAAGCTTGTTCTTCATATGTGGTATAATCTGTTGTAATAGTTTTTAACAGTTCAATTGTTTGACTTTGAACTAAATCTTTAGCTGTTAATACTTCACCTTGTTTATTTTTAGCAGCAGCCCACCTAGTGAGATATTCTTTATAATAGTCTAAGAAAACTTCACTTGAGTTTTCATATTCTAATCGAGAAATAAACTCAATATATGTATATGGATCAACTGGGTCTTTAACTTCGGTAGGAATACTATCAAGGTTAATGATTGAGTTGATGTCGTCTAGGTTAGCCATTTGTTCAAAATATTTATCTATTCGTCCAAGCGTAAAGAGGTGATAATCGCTTTATAAAGAAGCCGATCAACTGAACCGTCATCCTTTGTCCAGGTACTATTACTTTTAACTCGATCATTGATAGTTTCTGGCTTAAGATAAGAGTTTTCAATTACAGTTTCTTCAGATTCGATATATTCATAGAATCTATAGAACTTAGATATGTTCTTTCCAGCCTTCTCAACTAACACATTATCTTTATATGTTTCCATATCTCCTACTAGAAGACATAATCCCCAGTCAGTACAGTATTCAATTAATTGGAAATATTCACCTGTTTCGTCTTCTTGAATAGCTGTAGGATCATTAACAATTAAAGCTGTATTAAGAATGGTATAGGTAGCAGCGAATTTGTCATAACAGATAATCTTTGGCCATTTTCTTTCAGAACCATTTTTTGAGATATAAATTTTATCTGTTAATTTAAGTTCATCACCTCTATTTTTACCAGCAGTTTTGTCCCAAAGTTCAAATTCATCAGTTTCTTTAATTTCGGTACCAACAAGCCTAGAATGAGAGATAGAAAGAAGCTTTAATAATTCACCTAACGATCCAGGAGAATCAAATGTATCAGTCGTATATAAATCAATCTTATAATTGATAGAATCTAATAATGAAATAAGACACTTAATTGAACATGTATTAATATTGTTTAAGTCGTCAACAAAGTTCCAGCCTTTATTAAGAATTGTTTGAAGGACATCATTTACTTTAAAGACTGAATTAAAGTATGAGTCAAGAACTGGTGTTTCATCAAACATTGGGTGAGTCTTATAAGCCTTTAAGATTTCATCAAATGAATAATCAATAAAGTCTTGCTTTGGCTCAAGATAATATTTTGATTCTGAATTTGAAAAACTTTTAATATCAATAAATGTTAACTTATCAATAGTTGTTCTATAAGAATATCTTTGTCCTGAACTATCACGAAGAACAACATCAATAGTAATTGAAGCGTCTTCATCCTGATCGGTTTCAGCTAATGGCTTAATTGAGCAAAAATAAGAGCCAGTTTCAGAGTATAATGTACCAAGGCCATTTTTATAGACATCTCCATAGGAGATCATATCGACAGAACCATATGGCTTAATATTTTCTGGATATACTTCAACTGATTCAAAAACAATATCTTTTTCAAAGTATGGATTTTCTTTATTAGAAATAACTCTGAGAATAACGGGTGATTCAATACCGATAAAACAAGCACGCTTTGAGCTATGAGAATTGTTTGATAGTTCTAGTTCATAAATTGCTGAATCCTTAGTATCTTCTGCATCAGTTAAACCATTTGTACTAAAGAAGATAATCTCAGATCCATCTAAGCTATTCTTAGACGTTTTAAAGTTAACACCAATAGAAACTAAGTTAATAGATTCTTTAGATAGTTTAATATTGGTATCAGGAAAATAGTCCTGGTCGAGAACAAAGTTTAATTCAATATTATCACAAGCTAAGTCATCTTGATATAAAATGTCAACTTTACCAACTTTACCAATATAATAATAATTTAAAACAGGAATATTATCTGTAGATTTAACTGTTTGAATGTCATAATCATATGTGATATATTCATTCAGAATAATCTGATCTAAGTCAGCCTGTGATAGTTTACCATCTGGATCAACAATATATAGTTCAACCTTAGTTCGTTCATTTACTTCTTTAAGGTGAACATAAGTTGAAAAGTACTTTGGCATGATAGATAAGGATGGCTCTCCATCTTCATCATAGAATGAATTGAACGGAACTAGATGTTCATATTCGATCTTATCTGGTAAATCAAAAATATTAGTTGTATTAGACTTAACCGTATAACATTTAATAGGAACATCCTGTTCAATCATAGAGCCTAATGTTGAAAGGATTTCACCTACAAGCACCTTTTCACCAGCATGAACATTTTTAAGTAATCCATTGGTTACCTTTTGTTTATAACTATCTGTGAAGTTAAGAATAGTATTATATATGTCTACTACTTTAACAGCCTGTGAAGCTTTATTAAATCTGTTAACATAGATATCACCATTAGCATCTAAACAAGAGCATGTAATAGCATATGTACCAGCTAATGTATATTGGTGAGTCGCGGTAAATCCTTTAACAATAGTACCATCACCAAAATCCCAGATAACTTCACGGTCAAACTTTTTATAAATTTTTGAATAAGAGATTGATTCTCCGTCAAAAACTAGAACTTTCAAGTCATCAGGTAAAGATAAAGTAATAGTAGATGATGGTACAGTAAACAGTACATCATCTGTCTCAATGGGCTTACCAGTAAGATCATTAGTTACAGTAATCTCACCTACAAAATATTTTTCTGAACTACTCATCTTCTACTGTAATTCTTGAGTTAATGTTTTGAAGATCATAAAAATATGGATACATGAAATCAGACAACAGATAGTTCTGTTGAGTAACCATAAAATCATCATAAGGATATAATGGATTCCATACAATAAATGTAAGCTTGTTGATCGTATTGGTACCATCGGTCATCTTAATCTTTGTAACGCCAGCAATTTGTGCAAGCTGAGCAGAGATTTCTGAAATATCAATAGTTGAGCCAAGGCTAACACTTTCAAAGAATTCATTAAAGATTCTGACTGCTTCAGATGTAATATAATCAGAATTATAAGCACTATATTTGTCTCTTACTAGTACTAATTGAACATCATCAAAATGCTCAGGTAAAGTATTATTAGAAGTACGGTTAATACCAAATGAAACAGCTTTATAAATTGGATCAATTGGAACTAAGCAATGTGCCATATCTTTATAAGATTCCAAGCCTTCTGTTACATATTGTTTCAGAGCTGTATTAACATAGTTAGGAATCTTATCTTCAATAATAGTATTGATTAAAGGAAGCAGAATAATATAGATATTATTAAAGGCACAAGACGTTTGAAAATAAACTTGGTTAAGAGCAACTCGAGGATCATTATTAGGTACACTTAAGCCAACATCATAGTAATATTTCAAATATTCAGACGTATACGTGCTATTATTGAAAACATAGCAGTCCTTAACAAAGTTACTAAACTTTTTGTTAATATATGTAATATAGTCATCAGCTGTCAATAGACGGTTTTGAGTAGTAAAAAGCTTAGGAACAAGATTTCTAGTAACCTCTACTGTTTCAACTGCTGAAACTGGAGTAGAATAACCAGTATTGGACAGGACAAAATATTCGAGATACTTAGATGGAACATATGATGGCAATGAATCAAATATACCAGTTTCTGTATCCATGATAATTTCATTGAAATTAGTGGAGTTATACAAGTAAACGTCAGTATTGTTAATAACACCATCACCAACTTGTGCATCTGAACCATCAGAGACTAGATAGAAGATAATAAGTTCAGATCCAGACTTTGGACAATAACCATTGATAGAGTTACCCAGTTTAAACTCATAGTTATAGTTTTCATTTAGTCTCTTTTCAAAAACTTTATCTGTTGCTTTATTGTCAAATAAAGAAGTTGTTTCTGCATATTGAACCCACTTACCACCTGGTTCACGAACATAAACATCAAAGAAATTATCTGTAATAAACTTACCAGAATCACCTTTAATATCAGTATCAATTAAAGTAAAGACTTGGAAATCTTCACCAGTACATTCATATTTGTCAGATTCTGTTAATGTACCTTGATATAAGATGTCATCAAACTTAACGTCTTGTGCTTCAGTAACAGTAAATGTAATATCTTCTTTAAGAACAAACTGCTTATTATAGTTGATATATGTATATCTAGGAAGGAGATATGTACCAAATAATCCAGCTTCATGAATTGAACAAGTAAATTCAACAGGCAAAATTGATGTTTGCTTACCATTTGGCTTGTAGTTGAACAATGACACAAGCTTATTCATATTTTCATATAAAGAAGCTGTAGCAAAAGTACTTTCAGAAGCAGTAGTATTATAGTGGAATTGAATCTGCTGAAGCATTACAGCAATAATGTCAATAAAGGCATTAAGGTTAGATCCAAGATATTGTTGGTCAGTAAAAATACCACCTTCAGTTAACTGATCAATGATAAATTGCTTAATAGAAGAACCCTCAAAGAGTGCAAACGATTGTGATGAGGGAGTTGTATCAGTAGTAATAGCCATATGTCAATCCTATAACGTTGTATATCCAGAAGATTCTAAAATTTCTTTTAGTTTAATTTCTTTATTATTTAAAGTTGGTATAGTTATGACCAGTTCAATAATGAAGCAGTCATTGTCTGTATCAACTGTGATTGTACAAGTTTCAATATTAATTCTTGGTTCAAGAGCTGGTAGAGTTTGATTTAACATCATACCTAAGAAATAGGCTGTATATGAATCACACCTCTCAAACATATATGATCTAAAGTCCATTTTCAAGTCTGGATTAAGAAGTCTCGTATATTGGGCTGTTCTAAACCAGTTTTTAATACTATTTGTAATAGCTTCTTCATCAAGTGAAGCAGCAAGGTCTTTAGTTGTTGGTGTACTATTAATAGAATTAGACTTATAAACACTTGTAGTTGTAACATCCGTTAGGTCTAATCGTAAATCTTTATATAAGAAATTAGTCGTGTCTTTTACAGTAGATAAATCATCTAGTTGTGTAACTGAATCAGAACCAAATTTTTTTGTAAGACTTTTTAACTGAATATTACTCACAGTGAAAATATTTAATGACAAGGTTAAATAGAACTATATGTTAGAAAACTCAAAGTTATCATTGGTACTCGAAAGTTTAATGACAAGATATCGTATCGGAAGCTTTCTTGTTGGAGACCAAATTAAACTTCTTGATTCAATTACAAAGGCCGATGCTTTTGCTAAATTACCAGTTGAAGTGACTGATCAATTAAAGGACATTCTTGATGCTCAAAAGACTGGTGATGTTATTCTGAAGATCACGAGTATTAACTCTCGGCCTTGGCTTCAAGGCACACCAGAAGCTCAGCCTCTTTCTTTTGAAATTGGTACAGCCTTAGGTGGTGGGCAGTTCTCCAATACTCTTATTCTTCCTGGTGAACTTATTAATCAAATTGAACGAATTTCTAATGATATCAATCTACCAGAAGAAATTCCAGCTGGTCATAAAATTACCTATACAAATGAACCAGAAGTTGTAACACTCGCTACAGTTGAAGATGAAGAAGGATATGAGGAAAATATTTTCCCCAAGAAGCAACGAGCCAATCATATGCCAACATCTGACAATAAAATTGGCAATAAAAAAGCACCCACTGAAGTTGATTACAAGAAAGGAATCAAATCAACAATGGATGCTAATGGCGGAGAATTAGATACTGATTTTAAAGCTTAGAAAATAATTTCATCGTTCGAATAATTAGAGCATAGAAGTTAATTTCCTGGTCTAGGACAAATACACTATCTCTAAGTGCGTCAGCAATTTCAAGGAGGATATTAGCCTTTTGAACTGGACTAATATCCTCCTTATTGTATATGAACGAATGGAAGCTTTTTAATAAAGATTGATAATCTGCTTGGAAAGAATCTTCAGATTGAATCCAGATTTTTCTAATATTAATCGGATCTACATCATCGATAATTGCCTCATAAATCTTGCTAACAAATAAAGTTGGATCGGCTTGGCTATTGATCTCAAGTACTCTATTGTTAACACATTTTTGAATGACACCAATAGTTCGACGAAGATCTGGATAAAAAGACTTAATGAGAGAGATGAAATCGGCTAAAATTTCCTTACGTACAATGACATTTTCTTTCTTAAGAATAGAACAGATATGTCTTTGAAAATCCTTAAATGGAGGAATGATATTAAGTGATACACATCGAGATTGTAGAGCACTTGTAATACGAGCTTGTTCATTTGCTGTTAAAATAAAACGAGTATGAGCTGCATTATCCTCAATCATACCTCTAAGAGCATCTTGACTCTGGGGGGAAAGTCGATCAGCTTCATCTAAGATAACAACCTTCAACGATCCAGTTGCTGACATTGTTTGAACAAAGTTATTAACTCGTCCTCGAATAACATCAATGCCGTTATCGAAACTTGCGTTGATCATTAAAACTGTTGCATTAATCTCTTTACAGAGGAGAGTAGCAAGAGTTGTTTTACCTTGTCCAGGCCTACCACAGAAAAGAAGAGAAGGAATATCTTCATTCCTAATATATTCTTCAACCTTCTGTCTATTTTCTTCTGAAAGTACCATTTCAGAAATATTTTGTGGTGCATATTTCTTGATCCAAAGGGCATCAAAAATGCTGTCGTTGTATTCCATATTATCGTTCATATTATTTGTTAACAGGAATGTAAGTAGTTGTAATGGATTACGAAGATTACAGTCCCGATGACTCTGTTCGCTCAATTCTCTCTGAGCTCTCGTCACTTCAAAATTATAGCGCAGAAACGCAAAATGTAAATGAAAAAAACGAAATTAATTTAACGTCAGCTGAACTTGAAGATTTCATTCTGAAGAGTGGCGCAAAAACAGTATCAACAACTCAGTCAATTATCCAATCTTTATTAGAGCAAATTCAAATTACACCAGATGCAGAGCTGATTACATCTGTTGCTGAAATGGTAAGTTCAAATAATAAGGCTCTTGAGACTTTAACAAAGATTCATCTTAATAATGAAAAGTTAAAGCAAGCTAAGGAATTAGAACAATTTAAGCAAGCGACAAAGCTTGAGATTGCTAATAACAATAATCAGCAAAATAAGTCTCAGATGACCAGAGAAGATATCATGAAAGTTCTCTATGAGACAGACGATTCAATTCGGTCTATTCGTCAATCTGATCCAACTGTCTATGATGTTGAAGATAGTTGAGTACGAAGATTATCAAGAGAATCATCATCAAGGAATTGACAATTATATGGTGTATTGAATATAGATTCGTCTAATCCATATGTCTGGCAAAAATCTTTAGTAAAATAGAATAAGCCAGGAATTCTATTACTATCACCATTACCAAGAATTTTAGCATACTTGACAGTACCTGCATCTTCTGCACCTTCAAGTTCAGTGTTGCTTAATTCATCTGGCATTGGAGACGATGTAATTGGGCCACTTCCTGAATAAAGTGTTGCAACTTGTTGCCCTTCACTAGTTAGATAATATTGGGCACAGACATCAAGCCAGATTTTATTCTTTGTTTCTTCACCGCCACCACCAACATCATATACAAGAAGGTCAACATTTTTTCTAGGATAGAATAGGCGAGCAACCAAACCGCCAGACTTAATAGCTTTTGAAGTTAAACTCATTAGATTACTAGGAATCTTACTTGAGCCCATATTGGCAAATAAAGTTCTAAAGTATCGAACAACACATTCTGCACGAGTTGCACCACCGCAAGTAATCTTAAAGTTCTGATAGTACTGGCCATTGGTTTTACCATTCTTAGCGATGTAGTTACAAGACGCTGCAGAGTTTGGCATAATATGATATATGGAGCCACAAGTATTACCAGGTTCAGCATTAGGATCTGGCCATCTTTTATCTTTAGGCGTAGCATCAGAATATAGTTTTTTATCTGATGTTAAAGCTGCATTATAGATCGTCATAACGAATGGAACTGTGGCAGCATGAATTGGAGACGAAGTATTCATCTCTACCTTGGTTGATCTAACAAGAGCATCATCAGATGCTTTAGAATTAAGGCGAACGTTATCAGAAAAAGTATCGTGCATACCACTGACACTACGATCAGCATTTGATCCATTAGGAGTTGCAGTGTGAGGATTACCAGCAGCATCATAATATACACTGATTTCACCAGCCTTTGCAATATTTTGTTCTGGATCGTATGGATTATATCGTTTTTTGTATTCGTATATTCTAAAGCAATCACCAAGCCTGGAAGCAATATCAGCTAAGAGATCACCACCAATTAATTCTGTTTGCTTAATGACATATGGATCTTCCTTAGCAATGGTTTTAGAACCTGTAATCGTTTGATATACAGCTTTACTTTGATTAGAAATCATATCAGTTAGCTGCATAATACCTTGTGCCACATACTTTGGCATCTTATTAACGAAATATGAAGGAATACCGAGCAATGAAGTTGTTGTGTCAGAACCATTAGTATTCTTACCATTATACTTTGCCGTTACATCACCTAATGTACCGATAATAGGTGAGATAAGGCCAAGATACTGACAAGGCTTAGATAAGCAGTCATATAAATCATTAATCCAAGAATAGCTCTTTCCTGAAGTATCATTTACTTTGGTTGTCCAATATTCGGTAACGTCACGACTTATCCCATAATTATACAAAGTAGGATCATTAGTAATAATCTTACGCCATTCAATTAGTGTACCAGTATCTAGTTCTGGTCCATGGGTAAAGAAATAATCTACAAACTCTTTACCTGAATCAGGTTTACCAGACTTATATTCATTATAACGAATAGCTAATTCTGTATCATCTTTTAGATATGGATTTTCTAAGAGTTTACAAAGTTCTGAATTATTTTGAACATATTCTCGTGACTTTGCTACTCGAACAAGCTTGTTGACTAGATCAAGATTATAAATGAACATACCGATATAAACCTATTAATTAGAACAGAATGAAGTCATAAACACTTCATTGATATATTTACCCTGCTGAAAACTATGTCGAACCTTAGTAACGAAATAGTAATTGTATACTATACTATTAGCAAAGACTGTACTAAAAGACGAATTGGATGAAGATAAAGCTAATAACTTAGAGTCAACATATACAATTTCATTAGCTTTACGCTGGACAGCACCAGGTAAAACAATACTAACTGACGAATTTAATGTAAAGAATGACTTAATCGTTTCGGCAACAGTAACAAAGTTTAAAGTATTATCGTCAAATGGTGGACGTTTAATAGTTACACCTCTTGATATCTTATCTTTAATTTCAATATTAGGATTAAACTTATTGGATAGATAATCTGTTTTAAAGAGAGTTAACATATCAGATAATCTATAAAGTGTTGAACTAAATGAATCAGCACAGTTAATTGGAGAAATGATATAATCTGCCCAGATTTTTGAAATAAATTTATACTTTGTTGGAAAAGCCTTAATATCAAAAGAATTAAGGAAACTAATATATCCACAGTTTAAGCCACTAGGTGGAGTGCTTTCCTTTGTAAAATACCCTTCATAAACTTTTTTAGATGAAAATGCAGCTAAGAAAGTATCTTTGAAAGATCTCATTGTCAAATATCTTGCACCCCAATATTCCTTGATATCTTTCTGATAGAGTGTTGGCAACAAATATTTCATTCGTGAAATATTCTCACATCGGCAACTACCAGCTTCACCAACAACACCAGATACAGTTGCAGTTCTGTTTGCAGAGTCTTTGGCTATGCCCTTTTGCCAGAACATATTTTTATTAACTTTATCAAATAAATCTAAAACAGATGATGTATCATCAAATGAATTAAAGACAGCTTCACCAATAACATCGGTAGGATAATTTGTCTTAAAGTTAGCTATAGCTTCTTCATCAAGATCAAGAAGTCTATTAGTACTAGTTGAAGATTGCTTCGTTACAGCACTAGCTGAATATTCAGGAGAAGAAGCAGAAGATAAAGTTGCAGTTGAAGAAGCATTAACGGCCAAATCAGTTCTTAGAATGGCTAGACCATATTCTAGGACATGATATAAGTTTCTTGTTATTGTGTCTGCAGTAACCGTGTCAGCCTGGCGAAAACTACTAGCAACATTATCAAACAAAGCATTATTATTTGTTGAAGTATCTGTGCCAGTTGCAATAGGTGCAATAGACGTAATATCTGCTGCAAAAGCTTTAAGATTACGCTGTTCAGCTTCTCCCATGAAAGCTTCAGTTATCTTTAACTTATATGTACTACTTGTAGTTGATGCTCCTGAAATAGTCTCACAAGATAAAATTGAAAAATATATATTATCTTCTGCTCGTGATTCGGGATCACAAATATAAAAGCCAATATAAAAGCATTCTGGACTATCTAGGAATGGTGTATAAAGTCCTTGGAAGTCTACTAAGTGTAATTCGCCATATAAACCAACGGCCGATAACTCATCGATATAAGTTAAGTCAAGTACATTTTTCCAAACGATACCAACACGTTTCGTTACATCATATTTGCTTTCAAAAAAGAGAGCTAATCTATAAGGCTTGCCATTGATAGTAACATCTTGGTATTCATCACTAATATTTGAAAGCTTCATTTTTCTGCCTCCCCGATCGCCTCAAGAACATCATTAAGATATTCAGGTTTAATAATAAAGATTTTATCACTAGCCTCTGCCATCATCGGATTTAACTTTTTATCTGGATTAGATGCCTGAAAAATCCAATAGTAGTCAATAGATTCATAAACCATATAACTTAATAAATTCCAAGGCATAGTATATGGAATAGTATACAGTTCATATAGATCAGAAGAATGACAGTCTGGAAGAACAATTTTTCTTGTGATATTGTAAAAATCAATATCATCGACCGTATATGTATTAAAGATTGTAGAATATTCCATAATATTATGTATATTTGGTGCTTACAGTGTTATAGAAGCCAGCATAAGCTAAATTAAAGCTCTTAGCAAATAAAGAAGTGAAAGTAATTTCAACATCCCATGCTTCAGGAACTAAAACCTTACCGGTACTATCTTCTGGCTTTAAGACTGACATAGATCTCTCATCGTTAGGATCTTCCTTTTCAAATTTTTGTGTTTCAAAAGATAAAAATCTTCGTGTTCCAATTAACTTAGCTGAAAAAGATGATACATATGCAACTGGTAAAAATTTAGTACCAGGAATCTGAATAGAGTAAAGAACTGGTGAAAGGTAGTCATATGTTGAGATCTTAAAGGGCAAATTTTTAAGTGCAAATCCACGAATAAACCTAAAGTTTTTTATCCAGGGCGGAACATTGCTTGCATCTCGCTGAGATGTGCTGTCATTAGTTGTTGCATCCCTTAAGATAGTATTGTATAGGGTAAATCTAATACTAACCGTTTCACCTTCTGAACTATATTCGAAATATTTTGGCTTATCAAGAAATACACCACCATTATTATTATCTGATACAAGACTTCCAGAAAACTGCTGATACATACTACCATATGCCTGGTCAATCATGCCCGTTGATACGTTTTTCCAAAAGCCAGCTGAGGCATCTAAAGCTGCTCCAACAGAAGTTTCAATCCATGATCCATTACTAGATTTATCTGAATAGCTACTTTTAAAAGAAAACATATCATCATCAAAATATGGCATTATATACTTATTACAGTTAGAACTATCTAATCCATATGTATAAAGGTATGGTAGCAACAATGAATCTCCTGAACCTGACAACAAAGTATTAAGTTCGGCACTTTTTGTATCTGTGTAACATTGACTCAGCCACTTAACAAAGCCCTTTTTAGCCTTATCAGAGAATACACTAGTAACTGTATCTAAAATCGTTTGAGGTAATGTAAAGTTTTCTGAAGACGTACTAATACCATTAAGGCCAACGGCTAGAGAGTTAATCCATGTTGCACTAGTGTTTTCATATTCTTGAATATAAGCACAAGGCAAAAAATCATCTCCATTTTCCCCACCCTTATTAAGCATATTACCGAGAGACCATGGATAATCTTTTAGAATATTAACAATTTTACTAGTTTGGCCATTACTCATTCTATTAGTCTCTTGACTAATGAGATTAGTCCGTAACGCCTTTAATGTTGCTTTTAAATTTGAGCCTGTTTGTGTATCGTCAGCCATAATGTTTAATTATCTACGGGGTAATTGACTATATCTAGCATCTCCCATCATATGCTTAGTCATTCCACTTTTTTGTGAACTAGGGGCAGCTAGAACATTTGTACTATTAATAAAGGTATTTCCGTTATTAGAGGCACTAACAACATTGATTAATTCTCTTAAAAGTTGATTTGTCTCTGAACCAATTTTCATTGTGAGATTTTGTAATGTTATAACACTCCTAGCCGTATTATTATCTAATGTAACAGTAGAAGATTTAATTTCTTTTTGTTCCTTTTTAAGTTCTGTAACTGATCCGGAATACCACATATCTCTTAATTCCTCAACCATAGCAACTTGTTCTGCCATTTCATTGGTTAATGGATTAATGATTGAATAAACTTTTGATAAGACTTGAGTTGCACCGTCAATCATGTCATTAACAACGCTACCAAAGTCTTGAGACAAACTTTCTAATACTTTAAGTTTTTCTTCTGTTTCTTGATTAGGCTCTGATAACATAGGAGCTATACCCTTCACAACTTCATCAACATTCTGTGATAATGTTTGGGCGGCATTATCGACCATAGCATTACTAATGTTTTTGGTTGCACTCTCTAAAGCTTTAATTTTTTCCTCTGTTTCTTTACTAGGTTCTGATAATGTAGGAGTTATACCTTTTACAACTTCATCGATAGCCTTTGTTTTCTTTTCAATACCTGCATCAATTACGTCTGTAAGATTAGATGTTTTTTGACTAAGCTTTTCAACTTCTTTTTTCTGCTTTTCTACAATTTCTTTTTCTTTAGCTTCATTGGAGCCAAATCCAAAGAAGCTTGCAAGGCCAGAAGCAGTATCTCCTAAACAATCTGCCAAGAAGACAACTGGCTTTACAAAAATTGCTTCTCCAACATCCTTTAATAATCCTGTGATATCAAAGTTTTTAATCCAGTTAAAAACATTTGTAATTGGATCAACAATAAATTTTGTAAGATTTTTAATCGCACCTCCGAAATCAAAATCAAGTACAGACGTAATTAATTTCATGACGATTTTCTGAGGATGTACAATAAGATCAAGTAAGCCACTTGCTAATGATTTAATTCCATCCCAAATCCAACTAAAGAATGATCCAATTGCTGAACCGACACTTGATGCCGTATCACTAACCCATTCTTTAACACTTGAACCAGTATCAGTATCATTTAAGAAATAGTTAAGAAGGTCTACACCAACTGCAATAGCTGTGCCAATACCAGGGAAGATAGAAGCAATACCAGAAACAATATTAAGAATACCTTTTAGGTAATCGCCATCAATAAAGTTTTTAATAGCAAAACCAAAACCAATAATTGTACCAATAACTGGAATCTTCTTAAGGGCAAATCCAAGCGGTTTAAGCAATACTGTTAAAGCCTTACCTAATAAACCAGTAAGGCCAGCTTTTGAAGCAGCTTTAGCTGCACCTTTAATAGCAGCCATACCAGCAGCTTTACCAACACCTGCACCACCGATATTACTATCTTGAAGCTCATCAAATACGGCAAGGCCAATAGAAGCAACAGGTCCTAGAATAGGAAATGCACAAACTAGATCAACAATGCCATCTTTATATCTTCCAGAACTAAAAGCTTGATAAGCAGAGAAAAGAGAAAAAATAACATTAAGAAATGGAATATATTTTAGTTTCGTAAGAACCTTACCAACAGTTGCTGCTTGAGCTTTCATTAGCAATGATCCTAAACCTTTACCAACAGATTTACTAATATTTCTAACTGTCTTAACAACATTCTCACCAAAGAATCCTTCAAATGATTCTACGAAAGCAACAAATGGCTTAGTAATAATTTTACCTAATTTAGTACCAAAAGCAAGTGCATGATTACTCCACCAAGTTGGTTGCAAGAATGGAATTTTTTTAATTGATGAAGCAATAGTACTAATAATATTATCTAATAGCTTACTGCTACCTTTAGCCATAAGACGGACTAAAGCTAAAGCACCACCACTTAGAACAGCTAATAAAACTTCATCTAAGAAAGAACTCTTTTTTGTACCTGTACTGCCTTTATTTTCTGTCTCTTTCTTAGAAGAAGATGAAGCAGTACTAGGTAGTTTAGCTGGTTTAAGGTAATCAAGCTTTTGATTAAATTTATAAAGCTCATCAAAGAAAATTTTAACAGCGCCTTTCATAAATGAAAAGCCCACTTGCTCCCATAGTTTGTCACCATTTGAATCAAATGTTGGTGTAATCTTAACAGTTTCTTGAGGAGCATTAAGAATATTTTCTTTATAGGCTGCTGCTCTATCGGCACTCTCATCAACAACAGCATCTTTGATATTATCTAAAATATCATAGAAGTCTTTAGGTAATTCAACAGCAATAGAATCAGCAGCCATAACAAATAATTACAGATTGCAATTATTTAATACTATAGCTCTTTTGAAAACAAGTTAAGCTGTGGATCAACAGAGATCTCTTCCTTAGTTTTAACATTAGCAGCCTTGAAGACCATCTCTTCTACATTACGTACATTTTCAATGAACTTAGTAATCTTATCTGAGGTATCTTGTGGAAAGCTACTAACAGCTCTAAGTTGTTCATTTAGAGTAAGATTAACCATAGGGTAGTCAACGTCATTAACAGTAATCTTAGAGATATACTTTAGAATTTCAAAATTAAGATAGATTGTTGTAATTTGTCCACGATCAATCTGATCATTCTGTCGACGTTGTGCAGCGATAGCCTTTAGAACATGATTATTATATAAAGTATCCTTGTCCAATGTTGGGATTTCAAGATAAATCTTAATGCCATCAGCAATAGTAATTACTTGTTCTGTCTTAGCTTTATCTAGCTTCTTGTAATCAATCTTATTAAACTTATATGTTTCGACTTCCGTTTCATTCTTACGAGTAAATGTATCACCGATGGATAGATCACGAAGTTCACGAAGCAAAATAGGCTTATTCAAAACAGTAAGTCGTTGTTCTGGGATAAGAATCTCTACATTAGATTGAATAATTCGATTAAAAGCATTAGATAGCTTTGCTGGCATTTCATATTGATCAAATGCTGTAACCAGGATCTCACGTTGTTGAGCCATGGTTAATTCAGAAATCTTAAAGGTATTGTTAACCGTCTTTGTCTTTAGTGCTTGCTCTAAGGAGCTAAAAAGTGCAGATAAGTTTGGTTCTGACATATAGATTAGTTATAGCACTAATTATAAATTCAAAGCATTCATTCTACCTTTTGAAGCATCTTCCTGCCGTTCCATTTCTTCTTTTTCTTTCTTTTTATCTTCAATAAACTTAACAAGAACAACTTCAGAGTCAGCTGGTGTTAATTTAAGATAATCAGATACAGAAAGATTCAAATGCCTCTGTAGATTATACATTGTCGTAAAGATTGTATCAATTCTACCTCCAAATAAAGATTCAGCAATAAATTTATAAGTTTTACCACTTAATAAAGGAATTTCAATTTTACCTTGAATAATAGAAATAGTGATAGAGAAATTTTTAATAATAAATTCTGTAAGCTTATAATAAATTTCAGGTGAAAAGATATAAGTTAAAGCTTGTAAATCTTCTTGTGTTTTAAGGATATAATCTGTATTATTAATTGTGATCTTTCTAATAGAACTTAGAACATCAAATGTAAAAACTTCATCAATTGTACTGTATCTAGTGGGTATTCCCAGGGTAAGAGTAACTGGGCCAATTTTAGTATCAAATGTTTTTAAGATATTAGATATGCTTAAATCATCTAAATTTTCTAAACAATCAAATAAGCTATAAGAATTGTTTTGAATGAAGAAAGGAGTAGACGAATCATTTAGTTCAAGGTTTGATCTAACACAATTGGCGAATAAGGCAATATAACAATATACCTTATCTAATATAGTTAGCTCTTCATCTGTTGAAATAAGGGAATCGAGACAATTATAAAAACCTTCTAAGTCTTCACAAAGAATAAACTTTTGTAAAGCTAAAAACATTTCATTAGAAAGTTCAGATACATAAACTTTCTTTTTAGAAGGAACAATACATTTAATCTTAAAATAATTCATACTCGTGTACGGTGCACTGATTATGATTATAGCGTGACAAACGCTTTACTTGTTCCTGTTAGCTTACCTTCGTTACATGACGTATGAGTGTCACCTATTAGGACTGAACCTGTAACAGTTTCAAAATACTCAAATTTAAAGCCAACTGATGTAACTAAAGCTTGACCTCCTTGGTTATCATAATTATAATCTTTTTGACTATTACTAACCGGAACACAATTTCTAAAAATAAGTGCTTTCCTTAAGTAAGGTTGTCTTTCATTAAGGGTTTTTACTTGATATTGTGTTGTCTTTCTTTCCCAATAATAAATGTTCGACGTGGCCGTCTCTGGCTGAGTGCCACCAGCTTCACCATAATAATATGGCTGAAATGATGACAATTCTAATGTTTCATCAGTTGTTGTGGCATCAGGTGATGACTTTGCGAAAAAATAGGCGTATATATCACATTTTAAATTTGGTAGGCTTTCCTCACCTGCTATAACTAATCCTCTATGTCCTAGTGCCCACATCCAAGGTATAATAACATAGTCATTAAACTCACAATATGTATCAAGAAAACTAATATTAAGCTCACGATTCATCGTGAATGACCGGCCAATTGGTGCTGCCATATAACCACCAGTATAGTTGGCTGGATCATGACCGCCAAATTCCACATTATATGATACAGCTGGTACAGATAATTTATTAGCTAAAATAAAATGCTGAACGCCAGCAACATCAATGCTTAAGGTATCGCTTATGTCAAGATTTAATAAATTTTTATATATATTAGACTCATCACCGATCACTTTCAACCTATGACGATCCAATGAGCCATATGTTTCAAAAATTTTTTTGAGCCTTTCTGCTAAAGTTTTAGTTTGTCCACAGTTTATTTCATATGCCGATGGACGGAATTGTATAGTCCAAACCTTATCAAAATTTGGAGTTAAATTCCAATTCTGTGATATTGCCATAAGAAATTTTGGTACAGGACCGGTTGCAGTAGCCATTGAGTATATTTAGTAATGTTAATTTACTAAATAATATTACAAAATATTAACGTTATGGCAGTTCATGGTATTCGCGAATTCTACTCAAAGGCCGTCAAATCACAATTTCTTCGTGATTTCAACTTCCGCCTGATGCAGATTAACACTGATGCTCTCGCTTTATCTAGTGATGAGATCATTTATGCAACTTCAAATGTTTTACCAGCTCGAACTATTACTAACCACACAGTACAATTCATGGGTATGAACATGAATTATGCTGGTGTTAACCAATATGATAGTTCCAGCAGTTACTCAGTCAAGTTTTTCATGGATGCTAATGGCTCTATGAGACAAAAGCTAGAAAAAGCTTCACGTACAATCTTTAATGATACGTATTCAACTGGTGACTACCGAGTTCCAGGTCTGGATAATGTCATTTCTCTTGTCCTGGTTGATTCTAAGCTTGAACCTATGATTACATATAATCTAGTTGGTGCTCAGTTCCGTAACATTGGAGCTATTACAATGGATTATACGACTGGTGACGGTAAGCTTGTAACTTGTGATTGTACTATTGCTTATCAATGGTATACAGTATCTGACTCATCTGACCAGGTAAATGTAGCTAAGTAATTTAACTTAAACCTATAAAAAAAAGGATGGGATTTAAATCCCATCCTTTTTTTATTAGTTATAATATCCACCATAGATATCATCTTGATTTTTATATGACTGATTGAAGATCTTCCGTTTAGATTGATCATCAACGTTAAAATCGTATGTTTTATCTGATTCTTGTTTTGCAGGATCTGCTGTAGATGTTGTATATCCTGAAACATTATTATCGTATACTTGTTCGTTGCCATCTTCTCCCTTAGGTTCAATAGCACCACCTTCATAATCAAACATATATCGCTTGGCTTTAATTCGCCACACATAGTGACCATAGCCAACATTCATACTTTCTGATATAAGTTGATCTTCTTTATTGGTAATTTCATAATAATTAGCAGATCGATCACCTGGACGATCACAGCCAAAATTAATTACCTGAATAATATCTTGTGGCTTAGGCTCATGTCGAAGGCCTAATGTTTCAAAGATAGGTAAGTCTGCTGTACTCTTTTCAAATGTCTTAATATGAATATATCCTGTAATAGTATCATCAGCAAAGAATCCACCATAAGGCCCTAGATCCTTAGGCATATCTTTAATATCGACATATACCTTAATTTCAAATGGATCTTGATATTTTGCAAGTACATCTTCACCAAAGATATTCTGAGCTCTATTCATATCAAAGCCATAAACATAATAATAAACAGCTTGCCCATTATTATTGATAAGCTCTTGCCAGTTTGCATCAGCGATAACTTGAGCACCATCCATAGTTTCAAGTGTATTCCAATCTTGACAAGCTGAACTTGCAAGACCTGGATAAGCTTCTGCTAACTCATCTTCACTAAGATCCTTGGACAGGATTGGACACCATGCTTTTGTCATCGTTGTTGTCTTTCTTGTTATATCTAATAAAATATTCAGATCCAGATTGAGCTAATCTAATATTGTCACCAACTGGTAAGATCCAGTTACCATCTTCATCAGTCTTTAATGTACCAAATTCCTTTAATAGGTTTTGAAGTTCAGTTAAAGCTGGACCTTGTACTTGTAAAGAACCATCTGGCTGATCAATCTTTAAATGTTGAGTAAGTCGAGCTAAGTTAGGATATTGCTTTTCATACTTTGTTAGATATGTATTATCCTGGTATGCTCTGGTTTTACCTGCAGCAATGTTATCAGCTTTTTTACCGGTATGGCTAGTGCTTTTCTTACCAGCAAATGAAGTAAACATTCTATCTTTATTTGTGGCATATTCCTTAAAAAGCTGTCGAGCTTCATAAAGTTTCATATATGCTAATATTTAAAAGAGAAAAGACTAGCTGAATTAACAACTAGTCTTTTCTTATAAAATGAATTACTCGTTAAATTAGATGTCAAAAATAGACTTTCGAGAACGAGCAGCTCGGGTCACGCCAGAGTCCACAACACGGCCAGAACGTTCCTTATAGGAAGGTGTATTACGGGAGAGAGAAGGAGAACCAGCACGGCCAGCACCGTCATGAACGGCACCACGGCGTGGGCGGTATGCACCTTCAATTGGGGAGCGTCGGAGAGAGCCATAACTAGGAGTTTGGCGCTTCAGGGAAGGAGCTCCATCACCAAAGGAACTATCATATACACTAGAGCCAGAGTCTGCGACACTTTCTTCGTCTTCTTCAAGGTCCATGTCATCATCTTCGTCTTCAAAGTCTGCATCTTCGTCTTCGTCTTCAAAGTCTGCGTCATCGTCGCCGAGGAGATCTGCATTAGCTTCTTCATCAGTTGCTGCATCATCGACATAATCGTCTTCATCATCGATATCATCGAGATCTTCTTCTGCAGCAGCATCACCACGAGCCTTGTCAAGAATGGCTTGCAAAGTATCGAATTCATCTTGTGTCAATGTGATGGTAATGTCATCACCAGCGGCGTCAATGTCAAGATCATCTTCGTCTTCGAATTCGTCCAAACCATCAGTATCATCGAGATCATCAACATCATCTCCATTAACTTCAGGTTCAACACCTTCAATTTCATTGTAATCGTCGCTAAATTCTTCGCAAAGTGCTTCGAAAGAGTTATCTTTATACTTCATATGTTTATTTAATAAGTTTTGAGTTGATTCATCTGTAATGACGAATTTTTGATTGCCATCAGGCCCAACAAAAACGCCGGGAGTAACTTCATTCCATCCCTTGGCCTTAAGTGTTTCAGGAGTTTCACCATTTACTAATGGTGTAGGATTGCCATTTCCATAAGAATATTCTTCATCTTCTTCACCTTCTGGAATATCAAGATCATCACCTTCACCATCTAGACTATCAAAGTCATCTTCAGTTGAATCCAACATAATAGTACCAGCAACAATACCATTTTTTAATGTACCGTCTTTTAGAAGCTTCTTGATACATTCGGTAATTTCTTGCTTAGTCTTACCTAGATCAGATGAAAGTTCCTTAACAGCTTGAGATAATCTAATACCAGAAACAGATCCAGCTGTAGAGTTTTCAAAATAATCAATTACATCATCTTCTAATGGATTATCTTCTGAAAAGTCTTCAGGGGAAGCAAAGTCATCTTCTTCAGTAGATTCCATCACTTGCCCACGCTTAACATACTTCCTTTCATAACGGTCATAGGCAAGCTCACGCTTATTAACCAAGTCCTGAACAGCCTTCATTAAAACATTCTTAGGAATAGAATACTTTAGGCCTAACTGCTTAATGTCCGACGTAGAAAGCTCACCATCATTAATGGTAAGATAACGTAGAATCATCATACGACATTTGTTATCAGTCTTTACAAGAGATTCTTCGTCTTCTTCATTATCATTCCAGACAGTGTTCTTTCGGTCATTACGTAAAAGCTTTTTAATATTTTCTGGAATTTTTTGAGACTTATTTAATGTAGCATTAGGACAAGGAATTGATCCGCTGATTGGACTATCAACTTTCATAGATGTTGAAAGAATGCCAGCTTCTTCAGCCAGAATGGACTCAACGGCATCATCCATTGTTAACTTTTTACTCATATAGAAAATATTTATGATTTATTCAGTTAACTAAAACATATATGGATAAAACATTAGAAAGTCTTTCCGAACAAAATAAAATTATTTTCGAAAACATGAAAAACCGAGACGGTTATATCTTTAAAGATACAGAACCTTTTCAGTCTGTTTTACTTGGGCTAGAGCAAATTAAAGGACATACCGGCCGAGAACGCCCAAAGTTGATTCGATCAACTGATAGTGGTAAGACTAGTCAAATGATTGAAGCTTTAGCATATAGTTTAGCTGAAGCTTGTTTAACTGAAAAGTCATTAACGATTGTACTTGTTCCAGAATTTAAAGATATTACAAAGTTTCCTTTAAGAGATTTATATTCGGATGCTTTAAGATTTATTGATGGTGATTTAAGATTGGATCTTGGTTTAGATACATACTTTGGTTTATCTAATAAGTCTACAATTGTCTTCACGACATATAAACATATGACAGAGATTGAAACAATCAATCATTGTAATTTCTTTATTTTAACTGAAGCTGAAAATTTAACTGAGCGACTTTATAATAAAGTTCTAAAGACTTCTGAAAAAGAATCATTCCTAATGCTAATGGTTAATTCACATCATGTTAGTGAAGATAGCTTCATTAAAACAATTCTTTAAGTATTATTCTAATGGGTACTAAGGGTGCTAAGAAAGTCATTAAGGTTGGATCATCTGAAATTATTGCAGATGAACAATATTATCTTAATAATCCAAACTTACCAAAAGCTGATTCGACATATACCTACACTCCTGAGATGGTTGCTACCATTGCTAAGTGTAGACAAGATATTGTATACTTTGCAGAACATTTCTTCTTTGTTAATGGTATCTATGGTAAAGAACATATTAAGCTATTTGATAAGCAAAAGAGAATTTTAAGAACAATTCAAGGTAATAAAAAGACATTATTGATTACTTCTCGCCAGTGGGGTAAATCAACCTTGATGACAATTGTTGCTGTGTGGACTGCCCTATTCTTTCCGGACCAAACAATTGTAATTGTTGCTAACAAACAATCAACTGCTACTGAAATCTTTAACCGTGTCCGTTTGGCATTCATTGAAATGGATAACTGGATTAAAGGTGGTGTGGTTGAATTCAATAAGACATTCTTTACATTAGCTAATGGTTCACGTATCTTAACTTCTGCTACGTCTCCTGATGCAATTCGTGGTCTTACAATTGACGTTCTACTTCTGGATGAATTTGCTATTATTCCTCCTCAAGTTGCAGAAGACTTCTGGGCAGCTGTTACACCAACTCTTGCAACTCGATTCAATAATAATAAGAACTCTAAACTAATTGTCGCATCTACACCTAAGGGTATTGGTAATAAGTTCTATGATCTTGTATCTAAAGCTGAAAAAGGAGAGAATGACTTTAAGGTAGAGAAAGCAATGTGGTATGACTTTCCTGGTCGAGATGAAACCTGGAAAGAAAATGAAGTTAGTACCTTGGGTCCAGAATTATTTGCCCAGGAATATGAATGTACATTCCTTAATAACTCTGCTTCTCCATTCAAACCTGAAATGTTTGATAAGTTTGAAGAGGAGAAATCTGATCCTATTCTAGTTTTAGAAAATGGAGATTATCTTATCTGGGAAGAACCTAATAAAGATAAGATCTATACTATGGGCGTAGATACATCAGAAGGTTTAGGACAAGACTATTCTGTAGCTCAAATATTTGATATTACAGATCCATTAAAGATTGTACAGGTTGCTCGTTATTCGTGTAATACAATTGATACGACAGCTTGGGCAACTAAGGTATATGAAATAGCTAAGCAATGGTATAAACCAATTTTATTAGTGGAACGAAATGGTCCAGGATCTGGTGTATGTGATAGATTGTTTAATGACCTAAACTATCCAAGATTTATCAATGAAGCTGGCGCTGCTAGAGTATACAAACATTCAAGAATAAATGTTGCACCTGGTATTACATCTGGTATGGGACTTAAGAACAAAGCAATCAACAATATGAAATACTTTGTTCACGATGATTTAAAGGTACGTATTAATGACCAGAAAACTATTAATGAGTTAAAGGTATTCCAATACAGTAAGAACGGTTCTACGCAAAAATGGGGAGCTTTACGAGGCTATCATGATGACCATGTTATGGCTATGGTTTGGGCTCTCTATATTCTTCATTCAGACATCATTAACCAATGGCTAGAAGTTAAAAAGACAGCAAGTAATGGTAAGCCAATTAGAATTATTAGACGATGGGAATTTAATCCAAAAGAAGATGCTGCGCCGTCAATTTATAGAGATATGAATGATACATCACCTTTTGTTGGTGTAATTGCTATGAAGTCTGGTGTAGTACAAGATCCTAGAGCAAATCTAATGGGCAGAGATAAAGTTGGTACATTGGAATATTTGCTAGATTGTGGAGAACATATTTCACTAGAAGAAGCTCAACGACGATGTTCTTTACCAACGAGTTTTAATCAGTATGGAGTACGTAACCTACCTAATTGGTAATTTAAATAAACTATATATATGAAGCTTTTCCATTATAAGAACTTACTGTTAGAAACTCTATACGGAACTCAATATGCAAAATTATACAATTCAGCTGAGGCGAATAAGGTGCATGTTGACAAAGATGGTGAACTTATCTTAGGTAAAGTTATTAAAAATGGTAAAGTTATTGGTGTACAATCAGTTCATAGTTCACGCAATTACTTTTCACAAGCTATTCCATATAAACTTGATTCTAAGCTTGTTTCTAAAACAGGTGGATGTGGCTTCATATCATATGGAGCTGGATTTTATACAGCTACTGACCCGGATATCATTGATGGGTATAAGTTCGGGACAACAAATTTTTCAGAGAATATAGAATTTGATAAAACCTGCTTTAATATACTGGCTTCTCTTAAATCTAATACTAAAAAGATTCTTAGGAAGGCTATGCACCGAGCCGTTCTTCAGCCCAACAGTGATAAATCAAGTGATGAAGATGAGCAGCTAAGTGGCTACTTTGGAGTAACAAAGCAACGTTTTTTAGATATTAAAGGAAAATTTAATGATATTATCACAAAAACAATAAAAAATCTTGGCCTTTTTTCAGCTGATTCTCAATTTGCTAGTAGTGACATTAAATTTTTATTTGAGTCTTATTATAATGGCTCAGAGATTAATAGATTAATAAAATCTCTAACAACTAGACTTTTTAATATAGACTTGCGCAAGCCCGATGAATCTACGGTTAATGATAAGTTATTTGGTTATAACAGGATACCACAAGATAAACAGTTATACTGTATAGTAGCATTAGCTTTACTATTGCATTTTTATAAGAGTTCTTCGCCAAATTGTTATCGGAAATGTGTAAACCAACTTAGAAAATATGTTTATATCAAACTGAAGTATCTACAATACGCGATGGAAACCTGTTCACTCTTGGGTCCAGAAACATTTGAAGGTGTTAAAGAAGCTATCGCAACTAAAGTATTCCTAGATAAGAAAAAAGATGAAGAGACGAAAGGACTACGTGGCTTATATATCGACTTTGAGCAGCACCTACGACATGATTTTGGCATTTCATTTCCAAAAAACTTATCAAGCCATACATACTCAGATATCGTACAAGTTCTTAATACACCAAAGGTCAGCAATATACTTTCTTCAGAATTTAAAATTTATATAGTTTTTAAAGTTTTAAGTGATTTATCAGGGCGGAGCCAACAGGATGGGCTTAACGAGGATGATTTTAATAATCTTAAAAATACTATTTTAAAGGAACTTGAAAATAATAGTCATAGTTTGATGTCAAGCTATAAAAAAGAACAGGTATTTAATAATATATTATCTCTACTAGAAAAGTGTGCAAGTGGCATTCTTGATAGGCTAAGTACTAAAAATCGAACTTTTACGGGAACTCAGGATAATTTACTTGAATATCTCATTCTCAGCCATAATTGGGAAAATCAGGTTAATAGCGAAAGTCTTGGCCTTGTTTTAAATGCTCAATTAAATGCTTACAAGGATTTTCGTAAAAAAAATCAAATTAAATTAAAAAGGTCATTTGATGAAAAAGAAAAGAAACAGCTTATTAAGGCTGCACAACAAGATATTACTAATAGACAACGAGAAATCATGCCGTTGCTTCATTATAAAGATGTATTTGCTAAAATAGAGAAAACATTTCAAAATGACTTCAAAATTATTAAAGATCGCCTAAAAGGTAAAAAATCTCCGCTTGGTGGCTTTACATATGTTTATTTTTCTAAGATCGAGATAGAGCCAGGAGACACATTGCCACTTAGTGGAGAAGCACTTCTTTCAGATGATGATTATTGGGAACTAAAGGACATATATGATGACGACTCGGTAACCTCAAAAGAGAAATTAGATAAAATACTACCTACTTTGCACCCCTGTATAAGAAAAATACTACAATGCAAGGCCCTGTCTATTCAAAATTTTATTGATTTTGCTTCAGAGCCTATCGAATATAAAGGACAGTGGTGTATAGATGGTGAGGAATTTCTGGAATCTTGGACAGAATACTTTAACTACAGTAAAAATAATAAAAAAGGTCTTTCACCTAAAGGCTTAGTCGCTGATGCTTTAGTTAAATGCGGAATCAACGCAATGAGACAGGATATGGAAAATGGCACAAATTATATTATTCTTAATAAAGATATCATGGAGCCAGTAGCACGTTTAAAATTTTCGAGAAATAATCAATCTAAGTATGAAATTGTTCCAACTACACGAGAAGAGATACATAGTACAATAAATGCTTGGAAGAAGTGGCTAGATTTTATCTTAGATGATCTAGCAGATAAGCTTAATGTCAACTTAGATGAAGTCAAGTCATTGATAAAAAATGCAGGGGATTATGTACATGACAATATGCCTAGAACTCGATATCCATATAAGATATATAATGATCCTCTATATCATCCTCAGGATGAAGAAATCTTCTCAGGTTTCCATTATGAAGCAGAGAACCAACAAAAAATCAAGAATCTCCTTGACGAATATGTACGTATAATTGAGGATAATAAAAAGTCAGAACTTACTGACTCGGACTATAGACTAGCATTCATTACACTTGCACTAACAAATTTAATCACTTTTAGAGAAACTTTCTTATGCGAAAGTAAAAAGATTCCAACAAATGCTGGGCAATTATTAAACGAATACAGATTCTATCTATAATTTGTTAAGTTAAATAATTTTTATATGAGTGAAGAAGACACTATATCACAGCCGTTTATTCAGTCTAGGCTGAATAAAACCAGGTCTGATAAGTGGGTATTTATTTTTAAAGTACCTGAACCTATGCGATCAATGAATACAATTGGAACTATCGCAAAAGGCAAGATTGATTCAGAAGCTATGCAGTTTTCTTTAATCGGCTGTAATATTCCTTCTATTACTGTTAAAGGAATTACTCAGAAATATGCCTCTGGGAACTTATATGTGTCTTCTCACTCTAAAGACCCATTCGATTTATTGACAATCAAATTTACTGTTGATAATAGATTTGCTAATTATGTAACAATTTATGAATGGCTTAATATGATTCATGATGAGTCATATGCTTATCCAGATCCAAAAAATTTAACTGGAACTGATTTTAACTTTAAAAATTATTGGACAAATGTAGGCATTGTCGGCTTAGATGAATATAATGTTCCTAAGATTATGTTTACCTTTACTCAGGCCTTCCCAACTCAATTAAGTGGCTGGGAATTTGACTACACAAGAGATGACGAAATCTCCTGTTCAGCACAATTTGCCTTCTCTCAAATTCATATCTCTTACCCTAAAGAAAACTCTATTGGACTACTATGAACCTTTTTTATTATAGAAATCTACGCGAAGCTTATACAATACAACAAAAAGCTGATAAAATTCAACAAAGATCTAAATCAAAATTTAAGTTATACACTGATGAAGACGGACAGCCTATTCTAGGCCCAGTTGTTAAAAATGGTAAAGTTATCGGTGTACAATCTGCTCACAGCTCATTAGGCATGTTTTCTATGGCTAAGCCATACGACTTAGATAATGCAGATGTATCTGATGCCGGATATGGCGTTCAAGCTTATGGTGCTGGATTTTATACAGCAACAGATAAGCGAGTAATTAATGGATATAAGTTTGGATCTTTAAATCACGGCACATACTTTGACTTTGGAAAAGAAGTTTTAGATTCTGAAACTATTGCTAAAAAGATTGGTGAATATTTTGAGAGTGCGAAAGAAGGATCGGAAGCAGTGGAAAGGTTTAAAAAACAACGCCCTATTTTTAAGCTTGACTATTTCGCAAAATACATGAATAAATTATTATTCAATACAAATAGTCCAATTGATATACGTGCTAACGAAAGAGAAATCAATGAAATAGTCATAGATTTTCTCGCATCATACGAAGACAGTGATTTTTGGCATTGTTACCTGCTATTCCATAGCAACTTGATGATGGATCTATATAAAAATAATAGGCGCTTTTTTGATAAAACTCCAAAAGAGATGATTGAATATCTAAATTATAATAAGAGCTGGATCTTTTGCCGCGTAAATTTTCTAGCTTTTTATTATTATTATGTACTTAACTATTATGATAACCAGGCAGCATGGCACTTAGAAAACCACGAATTAAAAGATATCTATGACCTTAATCATGTTGTACTAGGTTGGAACTTCAATAGCTATTCTGAATGGAAAGACCGGTTTGGAGAAGACCACCTTATGATAGGTTCTAAGACAAAGATGGTTCATCAATTGTCATGTTTAGGTGAAAGAATATTTGAGGAATTATTCAAGAGAGTAAGTCATCTAATAACTAATGATTCATTAAATGACCATGATAAAAAGTTAGCTTTTGGCTATATTATTCTATATCCTACACGACATTCTTATATTGATGCGGTAAAACATTGTGCCCCCTCACTTGTCCAAGAGCAATGTAAAAATACATTATCTAACCCTAAAAAGCTAGAATCTATTGTATTAAAGCTTGCAAAGCACAACGATATATATGGGGACGATTATTATTACGACCTAAAAAGACTGAGAAATGATTATACTTGGGCATATAAAACTCATGGCCGACATGTAGCAAAAAAACTTCTTGTTCTCGCTAAATTTATCGATGAACGATACATGGATGAATTTAAAAAAGCTAAAGAGCGCCTGCGCGGTAAACATACACCATATGATGGCTTTACCTATATCTACTTTTCACGAATTCTTGTAAAGCCTGGCGACGTATTACACTGGAATAAAGTTCTTATCACACCTGAAGATGCTAAGAAAATGGTAAGCAATGCTGAAGTAGAACCGTTAGGTGATGGCGAGGATAATTATATACATATTGATTTAAATGAAGCTACTAGCTATTGTAATCCCGTTATTAAAAATATGATAAGCGGACAAGGCGACTGTTATCAGTTTTTATGCGATATGTTTAGGGCTGCTGTGGCAAAGCTACGTTCAATCCAATCAACCTCATGCGATGAGCTTGCCGATCAGTTTAGTTATAAAAAAATACAGCCTTTTTATGATGTTATTGATCCGAATAGTAATTCAAAGGGACTTACGGGAGAAGAAATATATAAGGCTCTCATATACTATTTTGATGTAATGAATGGTGGTAAAGGGAATGCAGCTGGATTCGCAGCTAAAGCTTTAGTTGATTGTGGTATTAATGCAGTTCAACACCATTGTGGAGAGAGATTTGCTGTCTATAAAAGCGATCCCTCGACCATTCCTACACGACTTAAAGATAACTTTATCATTCTTAATAAAGATGTTATGGAGCCTGTTGGCATCTTAACAGCAACATCTTATGAGAGGGGTGATGACTATATGCATGTCGAATATAAAGCTAGACCAGTTAGTGAAAAGATTTTAAAGCGAGGTATTTCGATGTGGAGAGCCTCATTAACTGATATCTTTAATAACGTCGTAAGAAGCCTTAATGTTAAGCCAGAACTTATTCGAGGAATTATGTCAAAAACTATGCCTCAAGGTGCTGCTAAAACTTCAAATTCAATGGGAGAGCTCTTTAATTTTAGAGGTATTGGCCGATCAAGTAAATTCCAAGAAGATGAATATGTACCTGAAGGCGGTAAACAGAATAAAGATGCACTATTCTTCATAACATTAGATGCTTATATTAGTGTAATTAAAAAGGTATTTGGCAAAGATATTTCTCAAGCAAAACTAGCTAAGTTAGCTCTTATCTGTAAGAGCTTAGAAAGTTTATGGGTCTTTAAAGAAGAATACCTATTTGAAAGTCGTAATAACTATGTGAATACTCCAAAGAATGGTCGAGTATTAACTGAATATAGATTTAAACTTTAACTGATGAAACTTTGCAAACACAAGCAACTTTTATCTGAAGATTATCTCCAGGCTCAAGAGTTAGATAAAAAAGCTCGAGAGCAACAGCAGCGCTATAAATCAAGATTTAGACTGCATGTAGATGATAATGGACAACCTATTTTAGGTCCAGTTGTTGAAAATGGTAAAGTTATTGGTGTACAGTCAGTTCATAGTACTAGAGCTTTATTCTCTCAGCCTGTTCCATATAAGTTAGATGGAGCAAATGATTTAGTAAAGAATGGCTGTAATTCTCAAGCTTATGGTGCTGGATTCTATACAGCTACTGATACAGCTGTTATTAAGGACTATAAGTTTGCCTGTAGTTTTGATGCTGGCTATATTTTCGACAGAGCTGTACCCACAATGGACGTCATTAAAGATGTTTCAAAGTTATCTCATGTTTTTAAAAAATCTAATAAAAAGCTTGAAGCAATAAAATCTATTTTCGAAAAGCATAAAGAGTATTTCAATCATTTCCTTGATCTCTCTTTAGAAGATTATTATTATCGTGACAGATATGATAATTCTACTAGACTAACGATACTTCCCTATCTTAATCTTTTATTCCCATCGGTGCCTGGACATATTCGAGCTGTAGGTCCATCTACGGGACGAACTCGTATAAATGAAGTTATCCCTGTCCCGTTACCAATTGCAGATAACTGCCATAATAAAGATGAGAAATCAACATATCTCAATAACTACAAGATGGTTGCTCGAATAGCTATACTTCTTTACAATTATAAAAAATATGAAGTAAAGTCAAGTTCGGCGACTACTTTTGATGGACTTA